GAGTCCGTCCTCACATGAGAGTGTGAGAGGTCGGCAGAAATGACCGGCCCACGGTAAGTTAAGTACCGTAGTAACAACAGAAGAATGGCAGACCGATTCCTTGGCGGCGGCGGATACCGGAAACGCGCAGTTTCAAGGAGATGATATAGCGACTTTTAGCCCAGCTAGTGTCACTGCACGCTTGGGAAATCGAACCCAGATATCTCGTAAGGAAGTCATCATCTCGGGCACGCTCGACGCGGTGAATAAAGCCGGCCGGCGTACCGAACTCGCCTCAATACACTGAGGGGCCTTCAGCGAGTAATTGCTGTCGAAACACCGGGTGAATTGCAGGGACACCCTTCGGGGCAATCTGCAGCCAAGCCACCGTAAGGTGGAAGGTTCAACGGCCATCCCAGGAGTGGGAGTAGGGGCCAAGCGGTCCCGAAGCGCCCGGCCCCGCACAATCTGCGGGTGAAGAAATGGTCTGCTCTATGCCGAGAGGTATAGCTGCCGGTTTTGCCGGCGCGGCAGGGAATTAGCGAACCTGCCGGAACATCTGGATCAGATGACCAAGCGTGCTAAGGAGCTGAAGATCGACATCGAAGCGATCCTGCTCTCCAACCAGGCGAAGGTGACGGGCGCGGCGGCGACCGCACCGAAGTTGGCGAGCGTCTTGTCGTGGATTACCACCAACACCAGCCACGTCGGCACCGATCCGACCGGCGACGGCACGGATGCCAGGGTGGACGGCACGCCCAGGGCGTTTACCGAGGCCATGCTCAAGACCGTCATGGCCAGTGTCTACGCCAACAGCAGCGATGACCTCGATGTTCTGATGGTTGGCGCTGCTAACAAGGCCGTGGCCAGCGGTTTTGCCGGTGGTGCGCAGAAGACCTACGACGTGTCGGAGCGACGGCTGGTCACGACAATCGATGTCTATGTCGGCGACTTTTCGACCGTCAGGATTATCCCGAACCGCTTTATGCGGTCACGGGATGCGCTGCTGCTGAACTGGTCGCATTGGTCGGTCGATTGGCTGCGGCCGATCCGGCAGATCGAGCTGGCGAAAACCGGCGACGCCGAGAAGCGGTTGCTTATCGGTGAATACACGCTGCGGGCGAACAATGAAAAAGGCTCGGGCGGGATATTCGACCTGACGACGCCGTGACACGCAGGGAGGGAGAACCCCGGGGTTGTCCCTCCCTTTTTTCGTAATGACGCAGGGTCTGGCCGCCGCCGCTCTGGCAATGGTGCTATTGCACCGGGCCGATGGCGGCGTGGTCGTCGTCGCCCCGAGCCAGGTCACCTCTCTGCACGCGAAGGCGCCGGCCAGCGCGTCGAACAAGCTAGTGACCGGAGAGGCGCGCTGCGTCCTGTGGCTGGCCGACGGCAAGACATTGTCCGTCATAGAGCCGTGCGAAGTGGTGCGCAAACTTCTGGAAGGAGCGAACCCGCCGTGACTGAATACCTGTTCGACCGCGACCCGGAAGCCGGCACCTGGGAGACCTTCAGCTACGATGAGGCGACCGGAGACATAACCATCCGGCGCTATGCCGACGTACAGCCGGTTCTGGACGCGAATAAGGGATATCACCTACACGGCGACGGCAAGGGCAAGGATATGTGGCTGGCGGCCAGTATCCCAGACACCATCGCCTTGAAGTGGCTCAGGGAGTATGGCGTCAACGCCTGGCGGGCAAGCGACTGGCCGGCGGTCAAGCGCCTCCTCGAAGACCCGGAATGGAAACATCTGAGACCAACCAGCTTCAGGCTCTGACATGAAAACCAAAGCGAAGCCGCACCCGCCGAGGACCGCCTTGGAAAAGGAGATGGTCGAGCTGATGAAACGGCGCGGCCTAACCCGGCTGGAAGCGCAGAAGGCGGTGAAGAAGGGCAAGAAGTAGCCCGATGGCGCTTGACTCGTATTTCGCCTTGCAGGCCGCGGTCTTGGGCTGGCTGGCCCGCCCGGGCGACCCGCTGGTGGAACCGGCCATTCCGGACATGATCCGGTTGTTCGAGGCCGAGGCCAACCGACGCTTGCGCGTCGGCGGAGGGGAGAAGCATGTCACCTTGCGCACGGTTAGCGGCAGCCCGGTAGTGGCATTGCCGGGCGACTGTATGCAGGTAAGGCGGGTGGCGTATAACGGCACCACCCTCGCCTATGTGCCGCCCGATAGCTTGCCCGGCCTCGGCGGTCTGCCGCTGGCCTACACATTGTGGGGGCAGACGACGCTGTGGCTCGGCCCGCTGCCGAGCGGCTCCTACGATCTGGAGGTGCTCTATCAATCAGGCGTGCCCGGTCTTGGGATGGGCGGCAGCACCAGCAACTGGCTCTTGGCAAATCACCCCGACGCTTACCTGTTTGGCACTCTCGTTGAGGCCGAGCTTTACATCGGGCACGACGAGCGGGCGCCCTTATGGGCGACCCGGCGGGATGCCGCGTTTGCCTCGATCGAACAAGCAGATCGTAAGGCCCGCTGGGGTTCGCCCCTACAGATCCAGGTGCACGGCATCACCATCGCGCCGGGCAGGGCCTCCGGTGGCGGCGGCATACCGGCAGGAGGAAACACCGTGACGGTTGGCGAGACGCCGCCCCCAGACCCGCGTGCGGGAGACCTCTGGTGGTGCACCACCGACGGCCAGCTTTATGTGTTCTACATAGACGAAACCGGGCCACCGGGTGCTTGGGTTGCCGCTACCAATTCCCCGGTGGCCGAAAGCCCGGGCATCGCGACGGTATCTCCGGCCTCCGGCGACACGGTGACGGTGACAGCGGCCGAGCCTAGCGTGTTTGTTTCTACCGGGCCGCTCGATGCCCTGACCATCCGGTTGTGGAATAACCCGATCATCGGCCAGGCGGCGCAGCTCGGGTTCGCCGCCTCTATCGTAACCCTGGCGGTACAGGATTATCTCGGCAGCCCGATCCCCGGCAGTCCCACCAACGCCTACGGCCCGGGCGCAGCGATCATCATGCGCTATGTCGAACCAGGGGAGTGGGCATATTGGAAGTAGATTTATTTGTCGCCACAGAAGTTCCCAAATAACACTTTTGCAGCCGCCTCGCGCATTTTACACGGAAGCGCTACAGAGATGAGCATCGATTTCCCCGCCTCCCCTTCTGTCGGCCAGACCCACGCGGATGCCGGTCTCATCTGGCGCTGGGACGCGGTGAAATGGACCGCTGCCACCACGTTCGACCAGGTCGCGTTATTGCCGGCGGCAACCTTGGTGGTGACGGCGTCTACGGTACTCCCGGCGGGCTTTGCCGGCACGGTCCTGGTCGAACAATCGGCGCCGCTCACCATTACGTTGCCGCCCTCGCCAGTTATCGGTCAGGCGGTAACGGTCAAGGATAGCCTGGGCCAGGCTGCCACTTACGCGATCTCGGTTGTCGGGGTGATCGAAGGGGTTGCCGGCGTGACGCTGGACTTTCCCTACGGCTGGGTCTCGCTCGTCTGGGCAGGCCCCGAGTGGGTGCAGGTATGAAATACATTCTCGTGGCGCTGATGTTGCTGCTGCCTCCTCTCGCCTCGGCGCAACAAGTCCCCAACCCGGTTGGCGGTCCGGCACCTCCGGCGCCTGCGGCGAACGGGATCGCGCTGTGGGAAGGCGGGGTAAGCAAACTAAAGACCGCGAAAAACGCCGCCGGGGTCAACATCCTCGGGGTCGACGTGACGCCGTCCTCGCTCGCCTGGGGCAACCCGGTCATGTATGTCGGGGCGCAGGGCGGTGCCAACACGTTTGTCGCGGCGGTTGACGCCAACCAACCGCCAAACACCCCTAACTTCCCTGTGGCGCTTATCGGCTCTGCCAGGCTGGCCCCCGGTAGTACAGGCAATCATGCGACGGCGATCTACGGCGAGGCGCGCCTACAGGCCAGCAGTGGCAACACCAACGCAGGCGAGTTCACCGCCAAGAACATGGTCGACAATACCGGGGTCGATGACATGCTGCCGCCAAACGAAGCCTTTGGCAGCCCGACCAAGAGCGCCAAGGGCGTCAACATCGCCTGTGGCACCGCCGGTTCCGGTGGCGCCGGCGACTGCTCCGTGGCGCTGCACGTCGGCAACGAGACCGGCAGCGCGGCAGACTGGTCCTTTAAGAACGGGATTTACGTCGGGATTTTTAAGAAATGGGGGATTGTTGTCGAAGAACAGGCCACCGGTACGCAGACCTCGGCGCTTTTCAAGAATAATGGGACAGGTTACGCGGCGCAGTTATTGATGTCGGCGGCGCCGACCGGGAATGCAGCTCTTATAGTCGATAACTCTACAGAAGGACCGCAAGCCGCCATCCTTTACAACGGGCATATGGTGGCTAAACAATATAAGGCCACCGGGCACGGCCTAGTGCAGCCTTCTATTGGGGCCTGCGGCACCGGCCCGACGCTTGGCACAAACGCGACTGATATGTCGGGTTATATCGCCGCGGGTACCGGCACAACATCGTGCGCGGTTACGTTCGGCACCGCTTTCCTGGTGACGCCCGCTTGCGTTGCGACTGGGCTTAACGTCTCAGGTTTTTCGATTACCGCCATGTCGACCGCCGGATTTACGGTTGCTAGTGCCGGGCTTGCCGGGAGTACGTTTTCTTATATCTGCATGCCGCAGGGCGGCTAGGCCATGCGGTGGCTGGTGCCGCTGCTGATGTCGCTCGCAACTCCCGCGTGGGCGCAGGACAAAGCGCCGCCGCCGGTACGTTCTGCCGTGCTGGCGTGGCAACAGATGGGCGCCGCACTGGAGACGCTGTCGGGATACTACGAGGCTCGGATCGAAGAGTTAAAGCGACTGTGTGGCGAGCCGTGCAAGGATAAGTGAGCCACCGACATGACCATCGCACCCTGGCCTGAATGGTTGCCGGATCAAGCCGATTTCGGCAACGCCGGCAGCCCGGTGATCAAGAACGTCATCCCCTTGACCCCGAAATCCTATGGCCCGATGCCATCGGCGGTGCCGTGGTCGAGCAACACGCTGACGGAAGTTTGCCAGGGCGCCTACGCGATCAAGGCGCCGGACGGGCAGGCGTATATTTTTGCCGGGGATCGGCAGAAGCTCACCATGGTGCCGCCAGGCACCAACACGATCGAGGATGCCAGCCGCACTGCCGGCGGGGCCTACGCCACCTCGCCGATCCCGCTGGGCGGCGGGCACTGGTCGATGACCAGTTTTGGCAACCGCGTCATCGCCAC